TACGGCGCATACAAGTATCCAGCCCTTCGCAAGAAGTCGTTGGCGGCTAAGCCAGAGCGGGATTGGAGCGGAGTCGTTCTCCGTTCGCTGGTCTACTTTGGCGGTAGCTACTTTTTGGCACACGCCATCTTGTTCGTGTTGCGACAGATTGGGGTTCTGCCTCGCTAGTGCTAGACTTGACCCCGCCAATCTAAGGTGTTAGACTCTTAGAGGTAAGCCGAGGTGCTAGTCAGGTGGAAATCCAGACGGCGAACGCGGCTGATGGTGTGCGTGAACGGCGCACTCGTTTCTGGTAAAGCAACGATGGACTAGGCGTGAACACTACCGCTTATCGTTGAGTGTTAGACCGAAAGGTGATGGCATAGTCCGTAAGGGCGATACCCAGATAGCCGCCCCGATAGCGCGGCAGTCGGACAAACCGTGAGGTAGTTAGCGCGGTTAGGGAGTGGGGGCATTGCCTCTGCTCCCTTTGACTTTCCCCCGTTTGACCGGCCGCAGCCCCATTGTTACATTGTTAAGAAACCTTACACATCTAGGGGCTTGACGGCTGGCGCGGAGATGCTGTAAGATGCCTCTAGGCAGTCGGAGAACTGCCACAAGCGGTTGGAGAGCCGCAGGAAAGGAGAGGGTCTATGAAGCCCATCACTAGTAGCGAGGCAGCGGCTCTGATTGCTGCCACCAAGGGTCGCCTCTTTGGGGTGACCTTTGTGAAGCGCACCGACGGCTCGGTTCGCAAGATGACGGCACGCCTCGGCGTGAAGTCCGCTCTGCGTGGCGGTGACCCCGCCTACAACGCAGCCAACAAGGGTCTGGTCGTCGTGTACGACACGACCAAGCGCGACTATCGGGCAATCCCGCTAGACGCGATCCTCACGCTCTCCACGGGCGGAGAGAAGTACGAAGTCCGCTAGGGGCTTCTAGGAGCGACTACGAGGCGGCGGGATTCTCCACCCGTCGCCTCACCTCATTTCACCAGCATCGCGGCTCTGCGTGGCTCCTAGGGGCTATTGCGGGGTCGTTTTGTTACTGTAACAATTGGCCTGTAACAATGTAACAATTCGGCTGGCACAGGTTGTGCCACTGGCATAAGTTGTGCCACTGTAACAATGTAACAATCGGGTTGTGTGTTAGGGCTTATTGTTACATTGGGTGTGGTATCGTTTACGGGCGGCCGTGGAGCTTCTCCACTACACGGCTCTTTCGGGGGGTTGGTGGCGCGCACCTACCAGCCCCCCACTCCCCCATTGACAACGACCGTTGTTGGCTTTACTATGGTCATAGCCCAATCGGGTGGAGAGAGAGTAAGGAGTGGAGAGATGGAACATAAGGTAGAGATGGTTGCGGTACTGCGCACTGGTCAGGTGTATCACAATACCATTAGCGTTAAGTGCGTTGACCGCAATAAGGCGATTGGCAAGGCTCGGCGTATGCTGGAACTTTGGAAGGGTGCGGATAGCCTTATTGCGACTTTTGGGTTTTTTGCTGATGATGAGGAGAATCGGGAGTCTAACCTGATGGACGCTCGGCGTATGCTCACCGCTCACCGCGACCTCATCACGGGATACGCTGCGGGGGCTTGACAGCCTCTCGCACCCGACCTTATAATGGTCACAGCCCACTTGGGTGATAGGAGAAAGGAGCATACAATGGGACTGCGACACAGCCTCACGGTACTGCGACAGGCGGCACGCGATGCAGCCCAGACTCGCGGACACCAGCTGGGGAAGTTCACGCCACTACGGGGCATCACCAACACTTGGGGTGCGGTCAGTTCGGCGGAGTGCGATAAGTGCGGGGCGTGGGTTCAGGTGACCCCGAAGCCAGCACCCAATGGTATTGAGATTGGTGGTTCAGCCGTAGCAGTAGGCTGCTCGGCTCAGTGGTTAGGGGTTAGTGGTTAGCCCCGTACAGCTGCAAGGGGCGGGTGGTCACTCCACCCACTCGCCCCACTACCCTCTCACCAGAAGGCCTCTACGCCAGAGGCTAGTGGTTGACAGGGCGCATAGGGTGTGGGAGAATCCTTGTAGCGGCAACCGCCGTGATAGTGGAGAGGAGAACCGCAATGGGTATGACCAAGACGGGTAGTGGAATCGTTCTGGTTGGCTATTCGGATACCACAGCAGGGATCGTTCTCTGCAAGGATTGTGGCGATAATGGCGATGGCGTTTGGATGGATCCGATCTATTCCCCTGATGTCAATGAGGACACCCCTCATTGCTTCTCGTGCGATGTAAGTCTGGACAAGTAGAACAGTTGTTCTAATGTAACAATCAGGGTTGGCACAATTTGTGTCAGCCCTTTTTGTTACGGTAACAATGTAACAATTGTAACAATGTAACAATCGCTTAGGGCTTAGGGCTTATGGATTATCAGCAATAGATAGATGTGCGTGTGTCCAGCTGGGGTGAGTGGCTGCTGAGAGGGCCTCTATGACGACCAGCAGGCGACGACGATGGGTGCTTGACGGGAGTGCGTGTGTGTGGGACAATCGTATGAGCAGGGTGAGAGGGGTGGCGATGTGCCACTCCCCACGCTGCTTAGTGGAGAGGAGTAGACGATGTTTGAGCCCGTAGCGTTTACCTATCAAGCGGCGTTCCATTGCGTTCCGTGCGCGAAGGAGCGATGGGGCGATGATGTGGCTGAGGGCAACACCTACGACTTGGAGAACAATCCTGTGCGCCCTGTCTATGGTTTTGACGATGTCCGTGATGATGGTGAATCCTGTGGCACCTGCCTGAACTGGGCGGTGGAGCCTGTCCAGCACCTAGCAGGTGAGTGCTCCGAGGGTGGAGCCTGCCGCTTCTTGGTGCTCGTCTAGTGGGCGGCATCGGAGCGGTGATTGTGATGCTCGCGCTGTACGCCCTGCTATCACGAGGCAGCAGGTAGAACACCTGTTCTAACTAGGGGTTGGCACAAGTTGTGCCACCTTTGTTAGGGCTTATGGCTTATGGCTTATCTGTAACAATGTAACAATCGTAGGGCTGCTGGCACGGGCTGTGCCACTATCCACGATGGATAGAATCTATCCACCACTAGGGGCTTGACGGCATTGGCGCGATGTGAGACAATCGTTTCAGCGGCGATGGAGAGCCGTAATAGGAGAAAGGAGAACACAAATGGCACTAATCACACCACAAGAGGCAACGGCGTTGATTCTCGCCACGAAGGGCAAGATGTTCAGCGTTGAGTTTGTAAAGCGCACGACGGGCGAGCATCGCAAGATGGTAGCGCGGCTAGGCGTAAAGAAGCACCTTGCGGGGGGCGACGCTGCCTACAACTTCATTGAGAAGGGGCTGGTCAGCGTGTTTGATGTTCAGAAGCGCGCCTATCGGGCTATCCCGCTAGACGCTATTAGCACCCTAGTAGTAGGGGGTACGACCTACACCATCGCCTAAGGGTTAGGCGGGTTAGCGCACGAGGCTAGGGGATTCTCCACCCCTAGCCTCTTTCTTATGTGTTAGGGGTTATCGGTTAGGGGTTAGGGGGTTAGGGGTTAGGCGATACAGGCGAGAGGCAAGAGGGGGAGAGGGGCAAGAGAGGGCCTCGGCAGCGCACCACCACGGGGAAAGGGCGAGGGCGGGGGCTTGCGGGATTGGCGAGGGTGTGGGAGAATCAACGCAGCGGGGCAGATGACCCCGCAGATGGAGAGGAGAACAACAATGACGGACACGCAGCAGCGTTGCGACGCAACCGACCACGATGAGAGCCTCATCAACACCTTTACGGAGTGTGGGCTACCAGCCGTCTGGGGGCTAGTAAACAAGGAGAGCGGCGCAACAATCTGGCATTGCCAGAAGCACACCGACGAATACCGCGACGCAGCAAACGCGATTGCGGACTCATACCGCTAGGGGTTAGGTTAGGGGTTAGGGTTAGGGTTAGGAGTTAGGGGGGTTAGGGTTAGTGTTAGGGGCGGGGTTATCCCGCCCCTAACTCCGAGCCTATGGGACTAGTTGGGACTAGGAGCCGACTAGTCAGAGAGTTAGAGAAAGAGTTCATTAGAGTTCTAGTCTTGACTTGACTTATCTTGATTGACCCCCTAACCCCCCTCGGGGTTCCGACGAAGTACCCGTGGTGGCTCGCGCTAGGGCCATACTTTTTTTTTACCAAATTTGTGTCGTAGAAGCTCAACCCCTTGCCCTCTGCTATGCTGGGCGTAACATGTCCACCATGAACTACGTTATTCGATTCGAAAACGGAAACATCGGTACCTGGCGCGTGACGTCTGACGATTGGGAAGAGGTAGCTCTGACCCCACGACAGGCCCTGGAGATGATTGCCACACGGGAAATCACCGACCGAAACAACGATATTGCCACCATGTCAATCCGCTGGCTGGATGTCCCTGAATGGGAAGAGATCCCAAGCCCGGATGATTTCGAAGCCTTCCACCCTGCGAGGATTCCTCAGCAGTGAGCAAACACGCCCTTTCCGGTATTAGCGCCAAGGCGGTCGTGGAGGCGGTGGCGAAGTCCCGGCCTGGTTCGGATATAAGCGTTTGGTATTATGCGATTGAGGCGATCAAAGCCATACAGCTGGGACACCCAGAACGCGTACCGCTCGTGAATGGCCGTGCGTTTATGGAGACGGGCGACCTGCGGGGACTTACCGCTTCCGAGATCGCTTCGCGCCTTTCCCTCCCAGAGGAACTTCTGCACCGCATTTCGGACATGTAAGGGGCTCTCGTTCGGGCTTCTCAATCTCCCCTGCGGCGGCGAGAATATCTTCAATATCCTGGGCGTCAAACCCTGTTCCTGCGATGGCGTCTTGCTGGGCAAGGAGCGTCAGCATGTCGGCAAGGTACGGCTCGTCCCAGCTGGCAAGGTCGCTCATGCGGTTGTCGGCAATCAGAATCTTCCGGGCCTGGGTGTCGTCGCAATCAACCCAGAAGACGGGAAGGGTCGCCAACCCCGCAATCCTAGCGGCTTGGAGGCGATGATTCCCAGCGAGGACCCTTCGGGAAGAAATTTGGGCGACGATGGTGCCAAACCATCCGTTCTCGGCGATTGAGGTGCTGATGGCGCCGATATCCCCCTGTCTCGGGTTCTCCGGATGGACTTCCAGGCTGTCGATGTTGACGTACTCGACGGTTCCGTGCAGTGGTGTGGTCATCATGCTCCTCTTTCATTTCAGCTTGTCAAACCCAAACGCCTTGGCAATTTTCTCCATTGGGTAGCACCCAAGAAGTACCCGGGGCGATTGCACCCCAATCGGATAATACAGTAAGGCTGGAACAGAGGTAATCCCTGCTGCTGCCATTCCTGCTGCCATGCGTGAATTTTCGTCAAAATTTATTTTTGCAATAAAGATCTTCTCGCCGTATTTGTTGTCGAGCCGCGTCAGCTCGGCATCCAGCATCAGGCAGGGCTCACACCAGGGCGCCCAGACATCCACCAAGACCGGCTTGGTAGAGCCAAGGACCACTGGGCCAAATGTCTCGTCAGTAATGCTAAAGATCATGGGGTTATTTTACCAGTTCCGGAAGCCGAAAGCGTCGCTCTAGCTCAACTGCTGTAGTGGCACCGACGACGGAGAGCGGAGCTTCCCCCTTGCCTGGGTAGAAGATGATGGTGGGGATAGAGCGGATGTAAAGGCTCCGTGCGGTAAGGGGGTTCTCGTCGACGTTGATCTTGGCAATACGGAGCTTCTTGCCGTACTGCTCCTTCAGTTTTTCAAGCTCTGTGGCGACCGCCTTACATGGCTTGCACCATGGAGCCCAGAAATCTACGAGGATTGGGCTTGTCGATTCAATAATGTCGTGCTGAAATTGTGCGTCGGTCGTTGAAAAAATCGACATGTGTCCTCCACAGACAGTGTAGGGCCGGAGGCGTTCAACCCCCGACCCTACGATTGCTCTTCCTCCGTTAATCGGTAGAAGAATATACCGCATGGTACGAATCCATGCGAGACGCAATCAATCTGTTAGAACGGCATTTCGTCGAGGTCCTCTTCGACCTTCGGAGCGCTCATCCCGCCGTTGCCTTCGTTGATGTTCTTCACACTGCGTGACAACACCTGGAAGTACTTTGCGTGAATGTTCAAGTCAGTCCGTGTGGTTCCTGACTTGTCTTGCCACGAAGAAACCTGTGGGGTTCCCTCGATCCAGATAAGGTCACCCTTCTTGACAACCTTCTCTGCAAGCTCTGCGCGGCCATCCCAGCACGTAATCGGATACCACGTGGCCTCCGACTCGCCCTTCTCATTCTTCGCGCCGTGTACGGCAACGTTGAAGTTAGCGACTGGGCGACCCTTTGCGGTCTGTCGCGTTGTTGGCTCTCCGCCGACGCGGCCGATCATCTGTACCTTGATCATTGCTTAACCCTTCTTCCTGATCGGATTAATATGCGCTCAGGTGCTCTGCATGGCGTAGGGTAACGTGGACACCGATCTTGTCCAAATCACAATACTCCTTGGATGCAACGACTCGCACCACGTGCGCATCATCCACCCACACCTTTGCGTCTGTTACACCGTCAAGCACGGCTCGGACCAACTTGTCCAAATCCGGCTTTGACGTATGGCTCATGGGGGCTGAGTCTTTCAACCCCTTAGCGCCGTAGTGATGCTTGGGCCGTGGCAGCAGAAACCGCAACACCACCCAATATGGACTGTCTGGCGGGGTCTGTCGGTGCATGGCAACTGCCGTGCGCACCTTGGTCCGCCAACCCTTCAGCTTGCGGTTTGCCGATGTAATCACCGGCCTACCGTTATGCATGAAAGCAGTAGTAGATCCTTGCGGGATGGGAAGCCCAGGGATGAAGAGAGAGAACGTTACTTCTTCCACTGTAGTGGGCGGTGGTCCGCCGTCTCCAACTTGATTGTACGGCACATCTGCTGTAACCGCGATACGGTTGCCCCATATCCAAGACCGTCTAGCTCGTCCAGCGTCCGATTAGATGTCACGAGCATTGGGAGCATGTTCTGGTAGCGGGACTCAACAAGCACGTAGAGGCGCTCTGTTGCCCAGTCCGTTGCCTTCTCCTTACCGAAGTCGTCCAGAACTACGAGCGTTGCCTTGGTGCAGGCAAACTCAAAGAGGTCCTGGGCTGCGGATTCCGAAAACTTAAATGAGGCACGGATGCGGTCAAGGAAGATCGGAACGTTCAGATAGCGAACGCCTGACTGCCCGTTGCGAACGCGCTCCATTGCTGCTGCGCATACAAGATGGGTCTTACCTGTGCCTGGCTCGCCAAGCAGAAAGAAGCCTTCGCCACGTGTTTGCTGTGCCGTGCTGTTTGCCCAATCGAGCGCCACGTCGTAGGCCTTCTGGTTGCCCTTCTCTGTCCCAAACTCAAGAAATGTAGCGCCAACATAGCGCGGGGGAATAAGGGTTGCCTTTGTCATGCGATCCAGTACATCTCGCTGTTGGGCAAGGTGCAGCTCTTCGGCATTTGGAACTTTGTGCTCGCCCAGCTGAAATGTCCCAGCAATGCGCTCCAACTCAGGACTCAATGAATACATCCCTTCCTCCTACTTTCTTTTCTGGCTCCCACTTCTTGAAGCCGCTCATCTTTTGCACGTACGCTAATGGGTCTCCCGTCACATCTCGCAGGGCTGCGTCAGCCATTGCAGACATGATAGCAGGAATTCCGCCTGGGTAGGTTTTCATGAGCTTGGCAATACGGCTGTAATCGCCACGCTGTAGGACAATGCCAAACATCGCCCCCATGAACTCCCCCAACCGGCCTTGCGTGTTTGGGCCAGAGACAACATATTCCAACCACTCCTTCATGGTGCGGTAAACAATCTCTGTGCCTTCTTCGTCGCGTAGGCCTAGCCGTTCTAGTCGGGCAATTGCTGAAGCGGCCTTCTCCGCGCGCTGCTGCGCCCCAATGGAGTCTGGGGTCTCTTGCCATTCGTCCCAGTCGTGAACGACCAGTCCGTCAAGCAGCCCAACCCTACGGAAGATTGGCAGGTACTTTGCGTTCTGGGTGCCAACCATCGCTTCGATGTGCTGGTCAGACTCAAACACGCCGCCACACTCTGAGGCTGCGCAGAGGATCGTTACCCATGCCCAGCGAGCATTGTGGTCTGGTAGCCGCCAGATCTTCTTATGTCGCGGTAGGTCGGCGTAGCACTTCCAATAGTGCCGCGCAATTACCTCAGGCGATCTCGCAGGTTGTCCGAGATACGCACCACTGGCAGGAGCTTCTTCAAGCCCTCCTCCGTTTTTGGTAGCTGTTGCGGGTGACTCTCCCATTGGTTGCAAGCCTCCTTATACTCGCACGTGGCGTGCGCAAACGCCGTTGGATTAGGATACACAATCCCTTGTTCCATTGCCGTCAGGACCACTCGTGCCTGCGTGTACAGGCGGTCGATATCGCCCTGATTGCGCGTTGTGACTCGTCGGTCCACAAGCGGACCCTTTGCGTTCTTGCTAATGATGTTAAAAGTAACGCTTGGGTCATGGTCGTAGTTCTGGCGTACCGCCATTGTGTAGGCAGTTGCCTGAATGTCACCATGCTCCCGACCCTCTTCCCACTTGCGCGATGCAGTCTTGTGCTCAACCACATCGTTGGTATCAAGCAGCAGGTCAACCTGCGCCTTTAATTTAATGGGAAGCTTGCCAAGCTTGCTGTGGGTAATGTCGGAAAACATTGTGTGCTCAATATGCTTGCCATTCCACTCGTCGCCAGCATAGATGGCAGCCTGGAGCATTGTCTTGCCCATTTGGCCCTGGCCAATCGGATCGGCGTCCTTTTCGGCAGCCCAGTCAACCTTAGCCGACTCTTCAGCAAACGTCTTATCGTATTGCCGATATGCCAGACCAATGTCGCCAGTAAGCTTGCCCCCGTGAAGCGGCGCGTACCAGCCAGCAAGGCCAGCGTGCACCGAAGTCCCTAGGGCAAAGAATGCCGCAGTCTTATCAGTCCAGAGACCAAGGCGATAGCGATACCACCAACGCAGCGGACACGAGAAGTACTCCCGAATCTCGCTGACGCTAATGTGCTCGACATCACGCTCATGCATTACAAGGCAGCCTTGCGGCTCTTGTACACGCTCTGAAGGTAGGTCTTGTCGTCGTCGGAAATCTTGGCGGTAGCAATCTGCTGACCGATCTTACCAAGTTCCGCTGCGGTCGTCGCGCCGTTGATGGCGTCTGCCCACTCAATGGCGGCAGGGCTTGGTCCGTCAAACACAGCGGCTGCTGCGCGGAGAACCTCTTCGTCATCAATCTTTTGCTTCTCGCGCTCCTGCACTGGGCTGGTCTTGGCAACCCCTGCCTTAGAACGGATTTCGTCGTCAGAAGCAATGCGCTTAGATGGCAAGCCAGCCATAACTAGCGAACGACCAACGGCAGAGGTCTCGCAGTTCTCAATCTCTGAGCCGCGCGTGTATGGGGTGCTGCCAGGGATTTGCATGGCGCTATGGCCAACCCCTGCTGGCTTCTCGTCCGGAGCCTCGCCACGATATGCCTTAGCCTCAATGACCACGCGCTTGTCGTCGTGCTCTAAGACCGCAGTCTCAATGCGACCATTTGGGTAGGCCTCATACCAAGCGCGAATTCGCTCTGCCACATCAACGTAATCCTTTAGCGCACTCTTATCAAACGCCACTTAACTTTCCTCCTTCATGTCCGAGAACAGTTCGCTCTCGGGAATTCCTAAATACTCACTCAGGCGCTGACGCATTGCCCCGCTCATCGGAGCGTGACCATACTGCACCTGGTTGAGGTAACCATACGACACTCCGAGATGCTTTGCAATCCAGCGCCGCTTAATCCCAGACTCTCGAATAATTTCCCATACCTTTGCGGTCTCCCGCTTTTGCGTAAGGCGGATCTGCTTAAAGTCGTCTCCGCTTTGCTTACTCATCGGCATTCACCTTTGCCAATACTCCATCCTCCAGCCACCGAACTGCCACGTGGGAGATTCCCTCGCAGGCCGATAGCCAATCTTCGTGCTCCCAATGCCCCTTGTTGCCAAGGATTTCCTGGGCTTTAGGAATTGCGTCCTGGAGGACGGCAATCCGTGTTGCAGGGTCAGCCGGGAGCTCAGCTGGGAGAATTTCCGCTAGGGCGCTGGCGCCCTGAATGTATGCATCTTCGTACTGCATAAAGCCTCCAATACTGATAGCAACGTGCTATCTGCAAGGATAGTATCACACCTATTTGGCTGGGTCAACCGACTCTGTGATTGCCTTGGTAATGACCTCGTTTTCGGTCTTGGCAACAAGGCAGCGGATGTGCTTTCGGGAAGAGCCAATCTCGACTACTGGGCCGAGGTCTTTGAAATATGCAGTTTTGTGGGTAGATCCGTCAGTTCTGTTTAGGCACTCAGGCATGTCGCACACAAGCCTGCCAAACATGCCCTTATTACCGTCCCATCGCCCAAAATTATTCATAGTGCCCCCGGAGGTATTCGTTAATTGCTGCCCGCCAAATCCGACTTGCTTCGGTTTTAATTCGGTGGTGGTAGCCGCATAATACCACAAGATTTTCTTCTACGGAAGGTCCGCGCTTGCCGAACCCAGAATTGTTTACATGGTCGACTTCTAAGACGACGGGCTTGCCAGGGCCCCATTGGCTACCGCACTCACCGGTCATTCCAATGCCGGGGCCGATACAAGACCGCTCGTCGCGCAGCATGACGGCAGCGTATGTGTCTTGGGTAACGGGGTCTTTATGAGCCACGCTTCTTCTTCTTAGGCTTCTTGTCCGGCTCCTCTTCCGGCGCTGCCCTCTTTGCTGGCTTGGCTACGCCTTCTTGGCGCAGAGCACGGCACGGTAGGCAGAAACAAGTTGCTGGGTGGTAGAACTTGTCGCTCATACGCGGAAGTTTGGGTCGAAGACAATGCGCTTGCCGTTGCGAACCATCCGCTCGTGTAGTCCAACGTGCTCGCATACTTTTCGGCCAAGTAGGTCTTCGGTGTTGTATTTAAGGAACCCGTCAAACGCATCCGCACGATAAAGGGCAGCAGCGTTGAAGGCTGAGATTACTTCCATTGGCTTATCAACCGTAGGCATAAAGTCTTTCCACTGCTCAATGGCTTCGTAAGTGGCAAGCTTCTCGTTCCATCCTTGCACTCGGACCAGCCAGTAGTACCGCTCCCAGCAGTCGTATTCCAAAATTTCTGGAATCCGTAGCGCATAAATATCGTAATAACCACCATACCCGTTTGCGGTTACAACGTCGCATTCTGTAATGGTGTTCATTGCGGAAACAAAAGACTGTGTCTCCAGGGGCCTGGAAAAGACGTCATCCATATCGACGTTTAGGATCATCTTGGCGCTATAGAAATTTACGCCGGAAAGGGCAACGTTTCGCGCGTACGAAATTCGGTCAACCCGATCAGTAATGCGCTCTATTAAACCATCTTCAGTCACTAGGTGCGCATCAAATTGATTGGCAGTCCAGCGTTGCAGCCTTTCCCGCGTATCATCGTCGGAGTCATTCTCAAATAAGCTGAAATGGATGTCTGGGTAAAGCTCTGAAAGCCAATCAAAGTTTTCCAGAACAGCGTCAAGGTGTGGCCCGACATTTCTCGCTACGCCTGTGACCCATAGCTGGTCAGAAAAGGAGAGCGGCTGCACGTTACTTCTTGTCCTTGCTTTGGCGAGATACCTTTGCCGACCACGACTTTCCAGGATCTCCGCCCCACAGCGCCCAGGCGATACGCCCGTTGCTTGGGAATCCTTCTGATCCTGGTGCCCAGCCCTTGCCCTTCTTGTCAACTTCGTGACGGGCAAAGTACGCATTCATCTTTCGAATGCGAGCTAGGGTAAGTCGGTTGCCGATAATCATTCGCGCTGTAGCCTGACCTGGGCCAATGCCGCCGCGACCAAACTCTTCTCGCCACTTCAAACCCTTGCGGGCTTCGGCCTTGGCTCCAGCTGGGGCGACTGTGCTTGCGCCTTCTTTCTGGGCTTCAATTGGGTCGTTAGAAATGTTTACCGCAACAAACGATGCGCCAATCTTTTTGTACTCGTCAGCAAGATCGTCGGTCTTTTCAATAATCTCCAACTGCCCGTCTCGCAGCAGCTTGCTGGCCGCGTAGAGGCGGAAGCGATTTTCAGTGCCTTCTGGCCAAGTGTTAATAATCAAGTCGTCATATGGAATCTCATCGTCCTTAAGCCACTCAGCAATCTCTTCCTTATCGTTCTTGAAGCCAACAACAATAGCAATGCGCCGACCGGAATCCTTAGCCTCAGCAATTGCCTCAGCAACCTTTGGTCGGACTTCCCAATCCTCGTCGTATAAGGCCTCAATGCCGATCATTAGCCCAAGAAGTGCCTTGCTAGTCTGCTGTTGCGGATTCATGGTCTCCCCCTGATTTGGCTCCTCGCCAGGATTGTCTGGGCCGCCCTGTGCTGGGGCTGCCCCGCCGTCCTCTGGTCCGGTTGGATTGTTTGGGTCTTCTGGCTTTCCAAGCGCCACGTCAAGGTATTCCTCGTAGCGCGAAAGCGGGATGTAGCCTTTTGGCGAAGGAATGAAAATGTCATCGCCCATCTCGCCAATGCCCTCATGCCCGCGCTCCTGTAGCGCCTCGTTCAGCTTTAGCCACGGCATGCCAGAGAGGGCTGACTTGTAGTAGTCGGACATTGCGCCCTGGCTCTCTCGGCCAACTTCCGTGTAAACAAACCGTAGATTCTTGTCATAGCGCCACACAATTTCACGGGTCATGTACTCAGCAATAAGGTCAAGGAGCGGGGCAATGCCGTTGTCTTGCGTAAACGCGGCGCCAACCTCAGCGCTGGCACGGTTGACGTCCATGGTGATACCAATGTCTTGTGGCTGTACGCCAAACACGGCACAGATCTTGCGGGCAAGATAGACCTGCCACTCCATGAACTGCATGTCGCGGTTTGAAGAAGCAAGCGGAATCCACTGAACGCCCTTGCCGCCGCCGGTAATGGCAATCTGACTGCGTCCAGAAATCTCTGTGTCCCAGTACGCTTTAAACGAGTCAACTTGGTCTGCGCGGATGCCCTCGCCAAGATGCAGAACCCCTGGGGGCGCCGCCTGCGAAACAGCTTTAGCGTTGTAGGCTGCGGCCGTCAGGTCTGCCTCAATAGTGTCTGCCAGCACTTCAAGCGGCGACAAGCCAATAGGCGAGTACGTTACTGGGTTGGCAATAATAACAAGGAGCTCGTGGTTCTTGAACTTGCGAATCTGCCGACCCGTTTCGTCAACCTCGTAGTAGCGTGGGTCGTTATCGTCTTCGCCGTCCCACTCGTTGTTGAAGGCAATGCTTCCGCCGTTTTTGGCAATAAGCTCCGCAACAGGCTTAGCGCCTTCAAGGCCAATTGCCCCACCACGGGTTGGGATAACCTCAATGCAGCCTTGATCAAGAACAAGGATGTCCTCAACAACTGGCTCAATAAGCGAGCGCCAAGAATCCATGCGGCGATTTGGATAACGCAACAGTTCCTTGACCTGGTTGACTTTGCGAACGGTGCCGCGCTCTTCTCCATCAAGCGTAACAATGTCCCACTTTGCGCGGCTCACTTGTGTGCGGCGCAGGTTGATCGCGGCGCGAATCCATGGATTGCTGCGTGACCACTTGCGAAGCTGAAGAACGCTTCGGCGGGTCATCTGCACGCTGCCAACACCACGGGCGTACGGCCCAATGTCGTAGTCTGGAACAATCGCCGATCCGCCGCTCTTCAAGCTGGGGGCTTCGCGATTCAGTATTCGGTCAATTAGCGACCTGTCATCTGCCATTTAGCCTCTCCCCCGAATCCCGCCCCGCAGTGCCCTGCGAAAGATCGAGTCCGTCATTTGTCTGTTTACGTGGTCCTGCATCTCTGCTCTGGTGCAGGATACCACTCTTCTCCCGTTGCGATACGTCATTGTGTACTGCGACATGTATGGGCTCCACCATACAGGAACTACGCATGTAATATCAACAAACTCAACCTCTACGGTTGATTGAATGTCAGGATTCATCGTCTGTCAAGGACTCCAGCGCCCAGGCCTTTGCTTCTGCCTCGGCCTCTTCAAGAGTTGGCAGCGTCGCCTCTTCCAGCTCTTCTTCTTTTTGTAATATTTCGTCAAGTCGCTGATGGTATTTTCTTGCCTGCGGAACACTCATTCTTAGCGACTTTAAGTGTTTGTGGCAATTAGGGCAGACCGCATATCGCTTTTGGCCCTTGGCCCGTGGAACCATTGGTTCAAGGACAAGGATGTTTTCGGTGTGGGACTCCCCAACCAGAATGGTGCACAAGGCGCAACGGTGATGGGCCTTGCGCTGCCGGTCGTAGCTTTCTAGGATCGGCTGTATGGTGCGTTGAAGGCGGAGAAGTGCCGACGCCAGGTCCTGTACCTCAGAGCCCGACTCTCGTATCTGTTCGCAAAGTATGCACTTTTCCATTGGGTAATGTTATCATGTTTTTGAGATGGTATAACACTAGACACACAACTGCGTGCAGATACTATAGGTATAGATTTGTAGCGCGTTGTGTTACAGGATAAAGCATGTGTATTATCTATCCGCTAACCATCTTGCGTTAGCCAAATAGGGGGAATCATGTCTGATTTCAAGATCTATACGAACGCGTTAAAGGCCTATGAGGCCGATAACGGCGACCGATACGTCACTGGCACCACTTCCTCAACCATTAGGGACCTTCATGGAGATGAAATGACCTTATCTGCTTTGAAGAGCATGGAGGCAACGGCAAAGCAGAACATGACCATTTGGCTGAATCACGAATATCAGGTCCCAGACGATCTTTTCGGCTCCGTCAAAGACGCTAGAATAGTAAAAAGAATTGACGAAACCGGTCAAGAAGTGTTTGACCTTGACGTTGATATTTCCGTGGTTTCCGAAGACGAAAACCCAGAGGCAATCCGTGCTTATCGCGCAATCAAGCGCGGTGTCAAGCTTGGTCTGTCTATTGGCGCAAGAGTTGACAGAGTTAGCAAGAAAGTTGACAATTCAACCGGCGAGGAGACCTACGTCATTGACAGCGTCAAATTGATGGAGGCTTCAGTCGTTGGCATTCCTGCCAACCAGCGCTCGTATTTGCAGAATGCTATTAAGAGTCTTCGCAGCGCTTCTGTTGAAGAGCAGAAGGCGGCAGGCGGCCTTAGGGTTGGCGATATGGTCAGCTGGGGCGCAAGTGGCGGGACCGCTCGCGGCAAAATTACCAAGATTGTCCGAGAGGGTAGCGTGAAGGTTCCTGATTCTTCATTTACTATCACTGCCGAAGAGGGAGACCCGGCAGTCCTTATTCGCGTGTACAAGGACGACAAGCCAACCGACCGAATTGTTGGCCACAAGATGTCTACCCTTCGCGCCGCTAAGTCTTTTGATGAACTTGTTAGCAAGGCTGTTGAAGTTGAAGGCCAGGCTAGTGCCGACAAGGCGCCGCTCATTGGTGCCCTGTATAACCTTCTTGCGGAGGCAACAAGTTTTTACCTAAAGGCGCATGGCGCCCATTGGAACGTTGTTGGTGAAGAGTTTGCTCAATACCACAAGCTTTTCGGTAAGATCTATGAGGATGTTCATGAATCCCTTGATCCTATTGCGGAAAGCCTTCGCAAGCTGAACTCGGCAGCTCCTTTTGAGCTGAAGGATTTGGCCCAAATGACTAACAACGCTCCTCAGGCAGAGGGCTACGAAGCCGAAGCTCTTGCCTCTAACCTTTATGCTGCTAACGAATCTCTACTGGAAAACATCATGGTTGCCTTTAAGGCGGCCACCGATGCCAACCAGCAAGGGATTGCTAACTTCCTGGCCGAGCGTCAGGACATGCACCAGAAGTGGTCATGGCAGCTCCGGGCTTCTCTTGCCGAGGAGCCAGGCGAGGTTGAAGAACCAGGCGAGGCAGAAATACTGTCCTCTGCAATCAAGCAAAACAAAGGCCCACAGGGCAACCTATTGGAGGTAAAGAGCGTGGAAAACGAGAACGAGATTATTGTTGACGAGGCCGTAGCGCCCGTTGCCGAGGAGCCAACTGCCGTTGAGGAAGTTGCTGCCGACGAGGAGCCAAAGGCCGAGCACATTGCAGTGCTTGAAGAGCTTGGCGCAGAAGTCGTCAAGGATACCGACCTAGAGATTGCTGCCCGGCAGGCCCAGGCGGCCGCCGATGCTGCTGCGGCAGCTGCGGTTGCCCCAGAGGCGCCAGCAGAAGAGAAGGTTGAAGAGGAGCCCGTTGCTGAGGCCCCAGCTGTTGAGCCAGAGGCTCCGGCGGAAGATCCAGCAGCGGAAATTGAACATGCCGCAGAGCCAGAAGCTGCTGCGGATGAAAAGTCGGACGATACAGCAACTATTGCCGAGGTCGCCGAAATTGCCAAGTCTGCGCTAGATGCAGCACTTGCAGCACAGGCAGAGGTCATCGCCCTGAAGAAGAGCGTTGCCGAAGTAGTCGCCGCAAAGGCCAAGGTCGAGCTGGAGTTGGAAAAGACATTGGACCTGGTTGGCAGACTGATTGACGTCCCCGTCGGTCATGTTCCAGCCGTTAAGCGCGCCTCGGGCGAGATGGCAACATCCGCACCTTGGCTAAGCCCATACATCCAGCGTGTGCTGGAGACTCAGGAGTAATAAATCATGAGCGACAACCGAGAGATCCTAGGCGGAGCGTCTAAGGGCCTTGAAGCCCTTAACGAGTCCGTGGTGACCCGAGATTCGGGCGCCGGGAAGACTTTCGACGCCGCCGAGGCCTACGCAATTCAGAAGGACCTTCGCAAGAAGTTCTCAAAGATGAGCACGTCGGACCTTCACGAGATGCTTGATATTCAGGCTGCTCGCGAGACCGGCAAGCAGGCTTCGTCCGACGTCCTCAACCAGCTGGCAGTTGCTAACCCCAACATTGCCAAGCTTCTCGACAGCAGCGGCGGCACGGCTCTTATCCGTCAGGACCTGGAGCCAATCCTTTACTCGCTGTTCGTAAAGAAGTTCCCATTCTTTGAGCGCATCCGCAAGGAGCCGGCAAACGGCCTCGTGCACGCGTTCAACCAGCAGACCGCTTACGGTGACGCCGTCTTCCAGACGGAGACCGGCACCGTGACCGATGATGCCGCGACCTACGTTCGCCAGACGACCAACGTGGCCGTCCTTGCGACACGACGCGGTATCACGCTGAAGTCGCAGTTCGCCCTTAACCAGGGTGGCGGCCCCTTCAACGGGCTTTCGACCGAGCTTGCCTCGGGCGTAACCGCCATTGCTCACAAGCTTCAGTACGCCCTCTTCCAGGGCAACGCAGACACGACGGCCTCGGCTGGCGCTGCGACTGAGCTTGGCGCGTACGACGCAAACGGCTTCACTGGTCTTCGCAAGCACCTTGGTACGGCGGCTGGCAATGCCCAGATCGTTAACAAGGGCGCAAGCGCATACCTCGCAACGATCAACTCGAACGTTGCTTCAATTCTCAACGCGGGTGGTAACCCGTCGGCGATCCTTTGCTCGCCTACGGACTACGCCGGTCTTGTGAATGAGGTCACGAACCTTGTTCGTTACAATGCCCCATCGCAGGGACAGCAGGTCATGGGACTCACCCTCGGAACCGTTGTTACGGCCGCTGGCGAGCTTCCACTCCTCCCAGTTCCGGGCGACAGCATTGGCTCGTACACGGTCAGCTCGACCAACTACCGAGACATGTATGTTGTTGACGAGGATGCCTGGTCAATGCCATACCTTGGCTCGGACTCGATCACGACGCTGGAGATTCCAGTCGGCGTGAACGGTGCCCTTTCGCGCCTCTATATCATGTATGTGATGTTTGGCCTTTCGAACAAGGCACCTCAGTTCAACGGCAAGATTCGCGTCACCGTGTAATCTTCCCGATAGGGACTCATGTGGGGGCGGGGCTTCGGCCCCGCCTCTACTATTTAGAGGTAAAATATGCCGCGCAAGAAAATTGTTAAACCGCTAACCATGGAACAACATGCAGCAAACCTTGCCAGAAAACATATTCAGGCAGTTGCTTTTAGAAAATCTAATCAACTTGTAGAGATTGAATGGAAAATGGACGGCGTTCTGGGTCTTGACGGCGGCTACTTTGTACGTTTTGTCAACAAAAGAGCAAAAATCCCTGCTAAGTATTTAGAGAGCGCAGAGCGAAGCGGGTGCCGCCTGGTTCGCAACGAAACGTAGATAGCCCCCCTATGGCGCCTAGCCAATAAATTTTGGAGAATACGAATATGGCTGTAAAACTGACGATCAACGTTTCAGACATTCAAACCGCCGTGGCAACGTATAACGCCATTCAGGTGGGCAGGGCAGCCACGTCCGCCCACGCCGCAGCTCAAACCGGCACCTTTACCAACCTTGGGTCGGTTATCACCCTTAACGCTGTAGTGTCTACCTACGAATACACAGATACGGGGTGCGCAAGCAATCAGTGGAGCACCTGGCGCCTATACAACACCAGCACTTCCGCAGCGGGCTCCTGGGTAACCCCAGTGCAGGGCCAGCCGCTTGGCTATATCACTGTTGACGAGTTCCGCTCTTACGAGATTGGCGACCTAACCGACCCAGACGGCACCCCACTCAGCGACCAGAAGATTGAGCGCCTTATTAAGGCTGCCGGCGGGCTTGCTGACTCCTACGTGGGCTACTCATTTGAGTATGTGCAGAACACGGAAAAGCATCCTTGGAACCAGAAGAACCGTCGCGTATATGTGCGTCAGCGTCCAATCGTTTCAGTTTCAGAAGTCAGCGTGCACGTCAGTGCCCAGCAAAGCGCCAGCTTCACCGTTAACGACTTTTACATTAACGAAGACCGTGGCTACGTTGAAGTGACTTCGCTGGCCGCCGTAACCTACTCTCTATTCCCGGCTATTGTTGCCCTTGGCATGATTGAGCCCGTTGTTGAGATTACCTACACTCACGGCTATCAGGCAGCACCTCAGCCGGTCAAAGATGCTGTTGCGATGATTACCGTTGACCTGCTTGCTAAGGACAACCTTGTTAAGCAAGGCATGGGTGGGCTATCCCGTTTCCGCATTGGCGAGTTTGAAATGTATGCCGCAAACCCACAAGGAGAGCGTGAGAATGGCAGGTTGGGAAGCAGCTTAAGAATCCCACGTTCCGCTATGGCGCTTCTTGACCAGTATCAAGGAACAGCATTGCGATGATTCCAGGATTCAATGCGTCAATACAGCTTACGAGACCAGGAACAACGTCGCAAGATGCAATGGGCACGCCCATCCGAACCACGTCTGTAGTCTGGACCAAGAAGGGTCACTACCAGAAGCGTTACAACATTGAACAGCAGAATGACACTGGCCGCCGGGCTGAAGAGTTCTACGAATTCTACCTACCGTTCCTTACTGGAACAAGTCGACCGGCCCCAGACGACCGCCTAGTCGTCCACGGGAAGACCTTTATTGTTATTGGTATCTTGCAGGAATCCCTTCGTCATCATCTAACGGTTAAGGCAAGAATCTCCGAGGTATAAATGAGCAAGGCTGTCAGGGTGCGCGTCAAAGGTGTAATTGGCGGACTTAACGCGCTTGCAAAAAACTTAGGGGAAATACCAAAAGAGGCAGAGGCGCAATTTGCCCGGGCGGTCCAGGTTGCCGCGTTCCAGGCGGTGTACTCAGAGGTTGCCCCCAAGGCCGCAGAGGCCGCCCCCGTTGATTCCGGCGCATTTGCGGCTGGACTCTCTGGACAGTGGGGGGCGTTTACCTCCAGCAAGCGCAAAGCCGCCAGATACTCAAACCCAGTTTTTGATTTAACGCCATACGGTGACGACATTACTGTTGAGTACGGAAGCGACCCATTTGAAGAATCCGCAGATGGCGGAGAGCACTTCTACGGGCAGTTTGTAAAGTTTAACGTTCAGAAGTACCGACTTATGATCAACCAGGCCGTAGCCGGCGCGGTCAGAAGCGCTGCAGAAGAATTTTTGGCGCAACTTATTGAGCGGGCGCTTGACAGAAGCTTTGTCCCAACAAGAACTGGGCGCGGCTACGGACCAGGAAAGCTTGCGCAACTGCCCCGTAGCCGTCAGCTAAAAATATTCCGCCAACGCAGATACATTATGAGGAAGTACGGCAGCGCCGCCTAACCAAGCCGGATCAAGTACTCCGCAGAAACTCCGTCTGGGTGTTGGAACAACAGCCACTGGCATGGCTCACCAGCAGAGGCAAGCTGCTCCTGCGCGTAGGTGTTGCTGCTTTCGGTAGAGCCGCCGTTCCAGTGCACAATGCCGTTCAAGTACATCCGAACAGGAGTGTGGAAGTGCCCAGCAGCGCTGTAATCAAATGGCGCCACCGTCATGTTCCAACCCTGAATCTTCTTGCCAAATCCGTACCACGGAAAGCCAGCAAAGCCACCGCCAACTTGGTCGCCGTGGAAGAGGAACCAGCGCTTGCCGTATACCTCATCGGTACCAAACCACGCCCGCTCGCCCTTTGAGATGGTCTCAACCCACTCAACATGCTTAACGTCTTTCACCAGCATTGATGCAACCTTGTACATCATTGCGTCAGCGTTGGACTCTGGGTGGAATGTTCCCTTGCGACCAAGTCGGCCGTGATTGCCAATGGCCCCAACGACACGAATGTTCTCAAAGCTTGCGGCCAGTCGGCGCACAAGCCCAGCAAGAATCTCCGCGCCACGGAACGTTTGGTTATACAGAGATGCGTCAATCAGGTGCGCCTGGCCTGGGAAAATATCTTCTCCCTCAACAAGGTCGCCAAGCAGATAGACGCGCAGGTCTGTAACTGGGTGGTCTGCTCGTTGAATGGCTACTAGGGACTCCACCTTCTCTGCAAGCAACTCAATGCGCTCTGCGCAGACGTCGCTATTATAAGTAGGGGTAATCTTTCCAAGCTGCCAGTCCGAGAGAAGCAGGATTGCGGTTTCAACCGCGCCCTTGCGCTTATCCTTTTCTGGGGCCTTCACCGCAGGCAAGGTGATTGCCGCAGCGGCATCGCTGGCTGCCTGGTACACGGCACGGACAAGCTCTTCTCGGTCGTCTTCCTTTTGAGAAAGTTTACGAAGGGCGGCGCGATGTGCTTGCTTCAACTGCTCAATCTCGCTGCGCACTGCCTCAGAAGAAAGCTCTTCCTCTGCCGCCTTAAGAACGGCATCGCGGTTAATCCTTCCCTCAGACGCAGCCTTTGCGGCAAGCGTCCCTGGGAATACGCTTCGGGTTCCCCCGTTGTTTACTCGTCGGTCAATAAAAGAAGCCTTACCGTTCAGCAGCGTGTTGCGCTTAATGCGGTAGGCGTTAGGGGTTCGGCTTGGATATTTGCTGTAAAATTCTTCCCACTCCATGCTCACTGCATCCGCCTTCTCTTGGGGGGTCCAGGAGAGCACTGGCTTGTTATATTCTTTTTCCACAAAACCTCCAATGTTTTCGGCTTAGTTGCCGCGTTCATAGTATACCCGCTACACGGCTCGCGCACATGTTGTGTGTGTAGATGTCTGTGGTCTGGAATGTTACTGAATACTTGGTAATCTACATGCGTGGACGGTATATATGAAGCTTTCTTTACGGCGCTGAGCGGGGACTCGTCCCTGCAAACCTTGCTGGGCGGCTCGGCGACAGACAAG